GCGCAATATTGGTAACTTCTCAGAGCAGATGACCCGCATTGGTACCAACGCCAAGTTAACCGATGATCAAGTCGCCTCACTTAAAAACAATATTCTTGAACTGGCTAATCAGCAAGATATTCGCATTGACACCACAGAGTTTGCCTCGGCCATTGATGAGCTGCTGGGTAAGACGGGTGACTTTGAGTTTACCATTGCTAACCTAGAAAACATGGGCCTGTTTATGCAGGCATTTGGCGCTGATGCTAAATCAAGCGGGGCGATATTTGCCCAGTTCCGCGAGAAAGGCATTAAAGATGCCAAAGACGTAATGAACACTATCGATGATTTATACAGCCAGTTTGCGGTGGGTAGTGTGAACGTTAAAGATTTGGCCTCAATATCAGAGCAGTTATTTGCGACGTATCAAAGTAAAGGGCCACAAGCTATTACCCAGATGGGCGCATTAGTGCAATTGTTTGCTAAAGCAAAGGGTAATGCCAATGAATCATTGACATCTATTCAAGCCGTGTTTGCAACTTTTTCAGATAAGAAGAAAGTTGAGTTTTTAAATCAGCAAGGTATCGAAGTATTTAAAAAAGGCACTAAAGAATTACGCCAGCCTGTTGAATTATTATTAGAGATATTAGATAAGGCTAAAAACGACCCGCTTAAATTGGGTGATATATTTGACCAAACATCATTGCAGGGTTTGGCTGCTTTATATTCGCAAGAGAATAAAGATCTATTAACTCAGATGACAGTTTCATCGGGTGAATATGGTGAAACACAAAAATCCTCTGCTAAAAATGCCGCTGAATTTAATAATGCAATTAAATCATTAAATACCTCATTTAATAAATTTGCTGAAAGTAGATTATCAAAACCCATTCAAGATTTAGCCGATGCCATTAATAGTGTTGACGATAAAACCATTGATAACTGGCTTAAATGGGGCGAGGCCGCGTTGTGGGTAGTAGGTGGTTTGGTCGCAGCCAAGAAAGGATTAGATCTTGCTGGCTCTATTAAAGGCGTATTTGGCGGTGGCAAAGGTGGCGCTGGCGGCGGTAAAGGTGGCTTTGCCGATATGGGCGTGATGCCTGTGTATGTGGTTAATATGGGTGGCGGTATGGGCGGTGCAATGGGTGCCGACATTACCGATGCTATGGGTGGTAATGGCAAAGGCAAAAGCAAATGGAGTAAGGCAGGCTCAATGGCTAAGGGCGGTTTGGCAACCTTGTTTATGTACCCAATTGTTGAGTCTATTGCTGATGCTACAGTGGGTGATACTGATTTTGCCAAGTGGGCTAAGGCCACCACGTTATCTGATTTGTTACCCAGTGTATTTGGTAGCGGCATTAAAGATGTTAATGCGGGCTCTGACATTGCAGGCATGGTGAATGGTGTCAGTAGTAAGCTAGCACTTGATATTGCGGTATCCGATGATCGTATAAAGGTTACCCCTCGCAATGTTCCACTAGGCGTTACTGTTGATGCCGATAATGGCATTAATTAACTCGAAAGTTATAGGAGCTTTAAATGGCATTTGAAGACCGTTTAACTGCCTCGTTTCGAGGTGTTGAATTTTTATTAGAAGAAGCCGATGGCGAAAGTGGCCGTCGCGCCATCCCCCATGCTTACCCTAAAAAAGAGATTGGCTATACCGAAGATAACGGCAAGGTGCTTACCCAAGAGCGCATTAGTGGCCGCGTGGTGGGTGCTGATTACTTTGAGCAGTTGCAAGCTATTCTTGAAGCATTAAACAAGCCTGGTGCGGGTGAGCTGGTTCACCCATGGTTTGGTATTCGTAAAGTGCAAGTGGGCAAGGTTAGCCACAAGCTGGTTAATCGCATTGATGGTACCGCCACCATTAACTTTGAAGTATTTGAAGTGGGTGAAAACCTATTCCCGAATGCCAAATCAGATACCGCCAAACAGATTAATGCTGATGCTGACAATACCAAAGATGCCGTTGATAAAGCCTTTGAAGATGAGTTTGATACCGACACCTTAGAAGGTGCTGGCGATATGGTTGATCTGTTTTTAGATGATTTAGATGAGCTGACCCGCAACCTGCCATCATTGCCTGATGATTTGCGTGAGTGGACAGATAGATTGATGCGCGCTAAAGACTCTATAGGTGAGCTGCTTGCTTACCCTGGTGACTTGGCACGTGAAACAATGGGCCTGATGGAAGACATTAAAGGCGTGGTTAAAGACCCTATTCGCGCTTTAGGTGTTTATCAGAACGTGCAAAACCGTTGGCAAGGTACCCGTGCAGAGCTGGCGATTACTGGTGGCTTAGCGCGTGATATATCAAGCGAAGGGGGTAAAGCCGGTTCGGTACCTAAGCTGGCTAACCCATCAAAGCAGGCGGCGGTGATCGCCAATGCTGCGGCGTTTAAAAACTTAACGCTTAACCGCGCGGTGTTGTCTGAATGCTTGGCGTTGGGCGATGCCGATATTGTGCAAAAGCTTGATGATGAAGCAACAGTATTACAAAGCCTGTCGGGTGCTGAGCGTAATGCGATATTGACGGGGCAACAGCTTAAAAATATTGGTTATGGCATTGCCGATAGATTAGCTGTTTACGCAGCAGCTGCAGTTGAGAGTAGCCGTTCGTCAGTGTGGCGTAATATGCGTGTGTTAAGGCAGTCAGTGCTAGCTGATACACGCGCCCGTGCAGAGTTATTACCGCAGGTGAGCATTTACAAGCCTATTGAGTCGGTACCGGTTGCATTAGTTGCCTGGCAAGAAACGGCCAACACAGAACGACGTGATAGCATAGTGCAACGTAACGGTTTTGCTAACCCTGCGTTTATTTTGCCTACTGATAAGGTTGAGGTAATAAACTGATGGCCGAACCGATTGTATTAAAAGCCGGTGGCAATGTTTACCAGGGCTGGACTAAGGTTGAGGTGACTCGTTCGCTTGAGGCAATGTCTGGCTCGTTCTCGTTAGAGCTAACGTGGAAGTGGCAAGACAGCGAGCAGCAATATAAAGCGTTTGTTGAACCCATTAAGCAAGGCCAAGCATGCACGGTTGATATTGGCAGTGAGCGGGTTATTACGGGTTATGTTGATGATTGGATCCCCAGCTATGATGCCACCACAGTGACCATTAGTGTGAGTGGTCGTGATAAAACCGCTGATTTAGTTGATTGCTCAGTTGACCACCCAAGCGGCCAGTTTAATAACCAAACTCTAACGCAGATAGCGAACACAGTATGCAAGCCGTTTGGTATTAAGGTGGTTGTTAATACTGATGTGGGTGAGGCCTTTGCGCGCATTCAAATTGAGCAAGGTGAAACCCCGCATGAACTGTTATCACGTTTGGCTAGACAGCGTGGCGTACTGTTGACCAGCGATACCTTTGGTAATTTGGTGATCACCCGTGCCAGTAAAGTTAAGGCGGGTGTGTCATTGATACTGGGTGAAAACGTGCTTGCTGCCCGTGGCCGTTTTAGTTGGCGTCAGCGGTATAGCAAGTTTACCGTTAAAGCCGCAGGTGCTGCCTTTGGTGAAAAGTGGGATAGTTCGGCATTATCTACCGTTGGCGGTATTAAAGCCGATATTACAGACAGTGATATTAGCCGTTATCGCCCTATGATTATTGTCAATGAAGAGATCACTACGGCAGAGGGCGCAGCTAAGCGCGGCCAGTGGGAACGCCAACGCAGCATAGGTAAATCAAACAGTGCTGAATATACTGTAACAGGCTGGCGCATTCCGCAAACGGGCAAGCTTTGGAACATCAATACTATTACCCCTGTTATCGATGAGATATTGGGTTTAGATGAAGAGATGTTGATTGCCTCGATAATGTTTAGCGAAGACGATGCAGGCCGTTTGGCGGTGATTAGTGTGGTTAAACCTGATGCCATGGATGTTCCTGCAGAAGCGGCAAAAGAAACCAAGTTAGGCGGTGGCCAATGGTAACGACTCGTTATATTGATAGGCTACTTGCCCCCATTAGACGCCGCATTACAGGCATGCTGACCCGTGCCATTGTGACTGACCTTGTTGAAGACCTGCAGCGTCAAAACCTACAGGTAAAAATGCATGCAGATGAGTCTGCCGATAATATTGAGCGGTTTCAAAATTACGGTATTAGCTCTGTTCCGCCTGCGGGGTCTGAGGCGATATTGGCCGCGCTGGGTGGGTCGCTTTCTGGTTTGGTTGCCATTGCTGTTGAAGATAAAAAATATCGGCCAAAAGGTGAAAGTGGTGATGTTTTTCTATACCATCTTGAAGGGCATAAAATCCGCTTGACCAAAGACGGAAAGATACTGGTTACAGCAACCGACGTTATTTTCGAAGTCGCCAACTCCTTTACTATCATCTCACCTGAAACATTAATTCAAGGCCCTTTGCATGTGACAGGTGGCATATCAACAGACCTCGGTATTTATGCCGTTAGCGGTATTACCTCAGACAGTGTTGTTACTGGATCTGATTTAAGCGCTAATAATATTTCTTACCTAGGCCACACCCACAACGACGCAGAAGGTAGACCAACAACCACACCTCAATAGGTTTTTTATGAGTGTAAGCATCGTGTTAGACATGGTGAAAAATTCAGGTGTGCTGATTGATGGCAGCAACGAGGGTGGTGATATCGATGGTGAGATATCCGCCCTCGTTTTGATCTCACTGTTTACTGATGCAAGAGCGGATGATTCAGATGAATTGCCAGATGCATCTAACGACCTTAGAGGTTGGCCTGGTGACACTTTTTACGATGCGCCTTGGGGCAGTAAATTGTGGTTGCTGTATCGCGAAAAGCTGACAACAGAAGTGCGTAATAAAGCGGTTAAATATGCCGAAGATGCACTGGCTTGGATGCTTAAAGATACCGGTGAGGGTGCGTTGGCCAAAAGCGTAAAAGTGACGGGTTCTATTCCGCGTTTTCAAACCTTGGCCTTGAACATTGTGATCACTAAACCTGATGACGAGGTTATCTCGTTTACCGTGTCAAAACGATGGGAGACGCAACGTGCCGTTTAATGTACCTACGCTACGCAGTTTAATCGACAGCGGATTAATTGATATTGAAGCCTCGTTAGATACCATCTTACCTAAGTTTGGTATCGAGCAGGCCCTAAATGCTGCTGTGAGCGGCAGCGTTCGGGACCTTTACGATTATCAAAGCTGGATAGTACGCCAGATAATTCCCTCTTCTGAGTCAGAAGACCAAACCATTATCGATACCGCTCGCTTTGAGGGCGTTATTCAAAAGCTGGCTACCAACGCAACTGGCCCTGTGACCTTTGTGGGTAATTCAGCGATCCCAATTGACACTGTGATGACACATTCAGATGGCCGCTTATATCAAGTGACGCTATCGAATGCGCCCTCCGGTGGCAATGTTATTGTGCAGGTTGAAGCAAAAGCTACAGGTGCCACTGGAAACCTGCTTGCAGGTGAGCCATTAACCTTAGTATCAACTGTGCCAGGCATTCAACCCAATGGTATTTCTGGCGGTCTTACGGGCGGTGCTGAGTTAGAGACGCCCGCACAGGTACTTGAGCGTTTGTTATTTCGTAAGCGTAACCCACCAATGGGTGGTGCTGTACATGATTATGTGGGTTGGTGCCGTGAAGTAGCAGGCGTTGATCGTGCGTGGGCAGTGGATAATTACCAAGGCCCAGCCACGGTTGGCTATGCCTTTGTATTTGATAGTCGCCCCGACATTTTGCCCACCTACATAGACCAAGTCAGCATGGCTGATTATATCTATCGCCATAAAGACCCAGCCACAGGAACCGACGTTGGTCGCCCTGGTGGCATAGAAGCGGTTTACATCCCCTTGACGCTGAAAACCACCTCGCTGGCTATCACGATATTTCCTGATAATGCTGGCCTACGCCAAAGCGTGCAGGCCAGTGTAAATGGTTATTTTAAGACACTCAGCCCAGGTTCAACCTTGCTATTAAGTGCGGTTAGAACAGCTATTGGATCAACCGTTGGCATAAGTGATTACGAGCTGGATTTAAGCGCTGATGTAACCGCCACCGATACCGAGCTACATGCATTGGGAGCCATTACATGGGGCACTCCGTAGCGCAGTGGACTAATGCCATCCTGTCACAGATGCCACGTGGTGTGCTGTGGCAGCGTTCTACGTCATTAGATCTTTATAAGTACAGCCAAGGTTATGCGCCCCGTTTAGAGCAAGCCGAAGTCAGTGCCGATAATCTGCTACTTGAGATGCGGCCAGAAACAACCTTGCAGATGCTGGATGAGTGGGAAACCTATTTGGGGCTTCCTGAGTGCGTAGCGGAGCCAGTATCAAGCATTGAATATCGTCGTTATTCCGTGGTTGAGAAGTACCACCGTAAGGGTGGTTTGCAAGCATGGAATATCCAGAAATTAGCCACCGATCTGGGCTTTACGGTTGAGGTTGATGAGACGTTCCCGCACCACTGTTTGCGCTCATGCACTTACCCATTATGGGAACAGAAATACCGATACATCTTACGGGTGAATGTGTACGGCATACCAGGCGCATACATGACCTGTTTGGATGATGTATTAACCCCTTTGCTAACGTCAGATGCCCGTGTGCTCGAATGCACGCTACAGCGTTACAAAGTTGGCGGATTATTTTACGAGTTTTACTACGCCGTTTAGGCATTTTTAACATCAACAAAACCGCTTTAAACGGCGTTTAAATGAATTTCGATTAGGAGAGTTAACATGCATCCGTTACGCAATGGTTCACAAGCAGTAGCGCGTCCAGCAGCAAAGCCAGTATCTGGAACAGCGGGTTGGTTTACTGAGTCTGGTGATGACAATAAGCCAAGCTATCCTGGTGCAGATTGGTTTAACCACAACGTTGCAGAGTTTGATAATTTATTGACTTCACGCGGCATTGTATTTGATCCCGAAAAAGATGATCACCTTGCTAAGGTTTTTAGT